ATGACAGAAAATAGTACACAAGAAGTCGTCAAAGACCTCGAGGAATATAAATACGGTTTCCACGATGATGCGGAACTCGAGTTCACTACAGGATTGGGCTTGACTGAGGAGGTCATCCGAGAAATCTCAGCAACAAAAAAAGAGCCGGAATGGATGTTAGAATTTCGTCTGAAATCTTTTGAAGCATTTAAAAAATTAGATATGCCAAAGTGGGGACCAGATCTTTCAGAAATAGATTTTAATGATATTGTCTATTACCAAAAACCCTCTGCAAAAGCAGCACGCGATTGGGATGATGTCCCTGATGAGATTAAGAATACCTTTGAAAAAATCGGGATTCCTGAAGCTGAACGTTCCTATTTGGCTGGTGCTTCAGCTCAATATGAATCAGAAGTTGTTTACCACAACATGAAAGAAGAATTTGAAAAGCTTGGTATTGTGTTTACGGATACAGATACGGCTTTACGTGAGTATCCAGAACTTTTTAAAAAATATTTCAGTAAATTAGTACCACCGACAGATAATAAGTTGGCAGCTTTGAATTCTGCGGTTTGGTCAGGTGGCTCATTTGTTTATGTCCCCAAAGGGGTAAAATGTGAAATTCCTATTCAAGCTTACTTCCGGATCAACAATGAAAAATCTGGACAGTTTGAACGAACTTTGATTATTGTTGAAGAAGGAGCATCAATTCAATATGTAGAAGGGTGTACAGCTCCGACTTATAGTGCTTCAAGCTTGCATGCAGCAGTAGTCGAAATCTTTGTTGAAGAAGGAGGCTATATGCGTTATTCTACGATTCAAAATTGGTCGGATAATGTTTATAACCTTGTAACGAAACGCGCCAGTGCAGCAGCAAATGCGACAGTTGAGTGGGTAGATGGTAATTTAGGCTCTAAGGTATCAATGAAATATCCTGCGGTTCACTTAAATGGGCCTGGAGCTCGTGGCACAATGCTCTCGATTGCCTTTGCTGGGGCTAATCAGAATCAAGATACAGGTGCTAAAATGATTCATAACGCACCCAATACCTCGAGTTCTATCATCTCTAAATCCATTGCCAAAAATGGGGGAGCTGTCAACTATCGAGGACAAGTTACTTTTAACAAAAATTCCAAAAAATCAGCATCGCATATTGAATGTGATACCATCTTAATGGATGACTTATCCAAATCAGATACGGTACCTTTTAATGAAATTCATAACTCACAAGTTGCCTTAGAACATGAAGCAAAAGTTTCAAAAATTTCTGAAGAACAACTTTATTATTTGATGAGTCGTGGTTTAACAGAAAAAGAAGCAACTGATATGATCGTCATGGGCTTTATTGAGCCCTTCACAAAAGAACTTCCGATGGAGTATGCAGTCGAGCTAAATCGTTTAATTTCTTATTCGATGGAAGGTTCTATAGGATAAGAAAAACCCTTATTGTTATACCAAGGGTTGACAGCTTTTTTCAATAATTGAAAGACATGAAGGGGCACAAAAGGGGCATTAAATAAAAAATACTTAAATACTGACTTTAAGCAGATCATACAGCTCAATTACCTTGCCCCTTTGAAATTTTTAAATGCCCCTTGAATAAAAAGTGCCCCTTACTGAAAGGGGCTTTTTTAATTTAACTCATTTAGTTTTTTTACAATATCTACTTTTACAGATTTTGTTACATGGGAGTAGATACTTAAAGTAGTTTTATAATCTGTGTGTCCCACACGTTCCATAGCAGCACTAAGAGGTATACCCAATTCAGCAAGTAAAGCAATATGAGAATGCCTAAATATATGAGAGGTAAGGTGTTTAGTGATCCCCACTTTTTCAGCGGCTCTACGAATAACAACATTTACGGTGTCTAAATCAACGGCTGCACCATTTACGGTAAAAAAGATATAATTATCTTTATTAAAATCATCGCCTTTGAGTGATCGATGAAGTTCCAGCAATTCCAATTGTTCCCTAATAATTGATTTAACATTATCGGGAATGGTTACTGTACGATATGAAAAGTCTGTTTTTGGAGTGGTTTTTATTTTTAATGCACGATCATAAGTGCCATTTATTGTTATGATTCCTTTTTCTAAATCTACTTCATTTACGGTTAATGCAGCGGCTTCTCCATAACGTGCTCCAGTATATGCCATAAACTCAACAAAGTTTGCTATGTGTTCTACCCTTGAAGTCAACCTCAAGGCAGAAATTATACGTTTTATATCTGATATTTCAAGGTAGCTTTCTCGCTTCTCTTGCACTTCCTCAAACGTCTTAACTTTTTTAGGAGCTTTGACAAAACTAGCCTCGTTTGTTTCAAGATATCCCATTCTAACACCAAATTCTAGTATAGAATGAAATCTTTTTTTAAAACCGTTATAGTAACTATAGGCATATCCTTCATCCATCATTTCATTAACCAATTTTTGTATGACTCGACGGCTTACATTTTTCGCCTTAACATCTTCCCCAATTTTTTCTAGAATACGTCTGTCTTGAGCTGTAGTACCACGTAGAGAAGAAGCCTTAACTGTAGGAGACCAATTCTTGTAATATTCTTTATATAATTCGCTGAAAGTGATATTATTACCCGTTTTTTGTGAAAGTATTTTGTTTATTTTGTTGGAAAGTTCCGCTTGTGCAGTTTTTTGTGCTCTCGGCGTCTTCTTATCAAGAGTTACTGAAACTTTTTTTAGTTTTTCCGTCAAAGGGTCACGGTACCGCTCAAAATATTTAAACTTTCCATTGTTCAATGCTTCTATCCACATTTGATTTTGTACCTCGTTTCATGTTAAAATGGGTACAAGAAAACTCCATCAGCATGATGATTTTCTTGCACTAGACTTGTTAAAATCCACCCGCTCCGTCCAAAGTTTGGGTGGATTTTTTATTTAAACAAATCCCAGATCGAGAATGTTGTTTTTTTATAAACTTTATTGTAAGCTGCCTTTTTAGGATTCTTTACCCATCCCATGCCCTTTTTCCCATAACCAGGAATGAGGGCTTTTTTTACTTTACGTTTATATTTAGCCGTGGTTCTCGCCTTTATACTCTTTTTAACACTTGGGGTGCGCATTCCAAATTTCATAACTAACTCCTTATCTAAGCAGATTCTAGTATATTTTTGAATTCTTCCTCAGCCATATCATAATAATTGTAATTGATATGGTAATAATCGAGAAAACTATAGATATTAATTGTTTCAATAACATCAAAATAACTTATGTAATCTGCAATATATTGTCTCATCTCTTCTTTGTTGAGTTTAACGTGTATTTCATCTTCAAATATCTCGTTAATAGCTTTATGCATCTCCGTATATTCACATTTTATTATTGATTCAGCAAGCCCAAAAGGTGCATGAGTTATGTTTATATAGACATTAAAATAATCAAAGCTCCCCCCATTGGCTTCGAATATTTCCCAAAGAAGAAGAACTGCTTCATGGTTTGCTCTTACTTCCTGGGGATTAGTCGCATCAAAATAATCTCCACGATGATTGTCTTTATTTATAATGTGTATCAATTCATGGGCAATCTCAAAAGGTGAAGCTTCTTTAGAATTATATATCATGACCTTGTTGTCAACGTTAACCGCTGCGGGAACTGGGAAAGCATCTACATCAACGAGTTCAAACCCACATTTTTCAATTTCTTTGAGGAGGTAGTCTAAAAGCTCCTGTTCGCTCATAGAGACCTCCTTATTTATCTTCCAAACGTTTTCCGAGTGCTTGCTTCATAGCCTCCTTAACTTCATCAGTCAATGGTTTGCCGTCAAATGAAACCCATTTATCCCAATCAACCTTATTATCATCTACCAAATCAGCGAGATCAATAGTCTGTTTTTGTTCATTTTTTAGAGAGATAATTTTAGCTTTTTCTTCTTCCTGCTCTTTAAATTGTGCATTGGCCGTTTCGAGTACTACTTTTTGACGAGGTTCTTCGAGCTTAGAACTTACCATTCCTATTTCTTCTACTATAGGAGTAGGTGGTTTCGGACGTTCACTTTCAGGCTCAACTAAGTCAGCCTTAGAAATATTCCAATGGTTTGCCAGTATTTCTATTTTATCAATGCGAGGATAAGTTCTAGCTTTTAACCAAGCAGTTACAGTAAAATAGCTGACACCAGCTATTTCTGCGATATCATTTCTATCTAATCCATACATATTCATATAACGCTGGAGGTTTTCAGCCATTATTTCTTTATTACCTAAATGTCCACTCATCGCTAATCCTTCTATAATTTTATTTAACAATATTGTATATTAAAAATACAAAAAAAACAAGTATAAGTTCAACAAATTGTATTTTTTTGTATTTATCGCTTGACATTGTATTTATAATACAGTAAAATGAATTTATCGAAATTGAGAAAGGAGAAGAACGATGCCTGAAAATTTTAAATTGACCTTGGCTGCTCTACGTGTTAACAAGGGTTTGAACCAAGAAGAAATGGCTAAAGAACTGGATATTCACAAGAATACTTGGATGAATTGGGAATCTGGGAAAACATTTCCTGATATTCCAGATTTGGAAAAAATCGAAGAATATTTTTGTGTCCCATACAAAAATATTAATTTTTACCCATAGTTGTATTTTAAATACATTAATTAATGGAAAGGAGGAATAAATGGAAAAAGAAAAGCGTTCTCTGGTACAAACGCTTGGTTGGGGAGTTATAGGTGGAGTAATAGTTGGAATAATTTATATAATTTTCCGCTAGAAATTAAGCCAATAATAAAACCTACTAATAAAACTAAAGCATGAGATGCAACGTTTTGGGTGACCGGGTAGATTAATTTATCGAATAGATTTTTTGTTGATCCTTCTTTAAATTCAAATTTTGCAAGGGTTCCTTGTTCAGTACGTAGAAAGCCTCCAGTCAAATTAGTATCTAACAATCTACTAGCTATTAAGGTGTTAACTAAGTCATGAACTTCATAAAAAGGGATGCCAGTTACTTGACTGATTTGTTTATTATCATGAGCATTACCATCATCAAATACAGAAAGTATTTTAAACTCTGTTTTAGTTATCATAAAAAAATTATATCACAGAATATTAGAACATTAAACACACAAACAGAAAGGAAATAACAATGCCATACGCAAAAATAACTTATGTACCTGTAGAAACTGCTGAAAAAGCAGAATGGTGTGATAAAAATCATCTTATGGAGGTGTGGGAAGGATTAACTAAACCTACGCTTACAGCTTGGATCTCGGAGATGCGAAGTCGTCCAGAATTCAAAAAAGGAGTTCTTAATCCTACTCATAGAATAGTTTTCATTAACAAAGAAATTTTTAAAGAATTTGTAGAGTGGAAAGAAGCTACACGCTATAAGAGTTATAAAAAGTAGGGAGAAATATGCTTCTTGATACAGTAACTATTAAATCCACAATTACAAAAAAAGCCGGCCATCTCCCCAGATAAACGACTTTAAACTATAAGTAAGGCAAGCTCTAACAAAAGCTTTTCTTACTCTAATTATAACAAATTGGAGAATAAAAACAAAATGAATAATACAGCAAACAAAGAAACTTATATCTTAGATGACACCGTAGCCTTTGAACTCATGGACTTATTAAAAGCCAAAGCAAGACATTTTATACAGCTTAATGAGTACGTTTATCGCTTGTTTGACGGTCAATCAGTTGTCACTTTCACGACTTTAGAAAACGAAATTCAAGTAGAAATGGTTAAGGGGTAAGGAAATGGCAACAATAGACGAAAAAATGAATGTACGTACAGAAATCGAGCAAGCAGTCACAAAAGAATGTAGCTTTACAGAATTTAATCCATTGTTTGAAGATTTATTTTTCTCCCTTAACTTTCTTGAAGAACGAGAAGGATTGAAATTAGAAAAATATGACATCTATCAAGCATTAATGACCGCTTATAGCGTTGGATTTAATCGTGGTAAAAAAGCTCACAAACCTACAAAATGGCTTGAAAAAGAAACCGAAGAATTTGAAAATTATTGGCAACTTTATAACACTGTGAAAAATCAGGCTATAAAAGATATATCAGGCGGAAGCGTGGCAAGACAATGCCGTGAATTTAATTCACTCGTAACTCGAAGAATGTACGAAGCAGGAATAGCAGAAGAAAAGAAAAATTGGACTTCTTGGGATAAGTAAGGGGCAAGATATGAAATTTATAAAAATGGACGTTGTTAGAAGTAACCAAATCAATGATTGGTGGATAAAATTTAGTGGTTCAGAATTCAAAAAGGCGTTACTTGTCAATGAAGCCAAAGCGCCAAAGTGGCATCTACGTCTTAAACGAGGAGGAGAAATGTGTCAGGCAGGCAAAAAGGATTGAGAAAATGACAAATATTATTAGAGCTTGTCCCTATGTGGCTGGTATTGATAGCGTAGGTATGCGAAGTTTAAAAGCCTATCATGCTGAACTTACAGACAAGCAGATTGAGAAATTAGACCCATTGAATGCCAATACAGGCACGGTTGATTACAGCTTTAAAGTTCGCAAATATAGGCACGGTGTCCGATTTGAGGGCGAAAAAGAGGGCGGAGAAATCAGCTTATTTGATGAGGTAGCGAGATGATAGAACATCACCAAGGTTACACGGCTTTAAAACGGTATGGACGGAATAGTTTTAGACCGATAGGCAAACACCCATTTAAGATGATTCACAACGCACGAGCGGTCAAATTATCCCTCATACAGCAGTTTGAAGCGAGTACAGGTATTATCTTACCCAGTGGAGTGAAAAGCAACTTATGCACGCAAGTAAGCCCAGTTTTAGGCAAACAACTGGCTGTGACGAAATTACAAATAAAGGAAAATAAAAAATGACATTAAAAAATTTAAGTGACGACGAGCAAAAAGAACTTTCTGAATTTATGGAGAGTGGCGCAGCATATCAAATACTGAAAGCTCAACCTGATATTGAAATAAAAAATCTGACCATTGAAACTTTATACAAAGGCGATGACCTGCTGGCAGTTACACCCCAGTTTGACGAAATCTCAGACCTTGAAGCAGTTAGTATTTTGCTGAATGTGTTAATTGCGGACGCTAGGGACTGTACAGACATAGATAGCTTTATCAAGACTATTATTTCTATGTGGGGGACTTATGATGAAGCGGAGGGGAAATCATGAAATTAAGAGAACTACAAAATCTTGATCAAAACATTATTAAAATGCTGGCAGACCATAAGGGGATTGATAAAGCAATTAACGGTAAAATGTTGGCTCAATCTCTAAATGTAGATTTACGGACGTTGCAATCAAGAATTGAATTTTTGCAAGGCAAGGGTTGCGCCATTGGCTCGATTGATAACATTGGCTATTTTGCCCCTACTAATGAAGAGGAGCGCACCAAAGGCATTACGAAAAAAGAAAATATGGCTTATAGCACTCTAAAAGCAGTCATGGGCGTTCGGAGTGCCCCACTTGACTGGTTAGATGAAATGATTGATTAGGAGGGATAACAAAGTGAATTGCTATTTATGTGGTAAACCACTAAAAGAAAATGAGATTATTCCCTACCAAGAACGCCAAATTTGTGATGAATGCGAAGCAAGATTGGAGTTTGAATGACAGAGCTAGAAAAGCAACGAGAAGCATGGGAGCGATTAGAAAATAATCTTAAAAAGGTTTTATCTATTCCATGGGAAGAATTCGATAATATTGATAGTGCAAAAATTCCTCAAAAATTGGACTTGGTCAACGTTTTGCATCGAGATGAATTTGAGTGGCAATATTTGCCGGTAAAATCAACCGGAGAGAAAAAGCGTGTTAAACGACCTAGTCTACATCTTAATAATGGCCTGAATAGCGTTTCAATCTTCTATGGTGGGATAAACACAAAAGCTGAAAAGAATGATGAGGACGAAACGATTGAAGTGGCAACTTTGAGACCTGAAAAAGAAATTCCTCGATACATTTCAGCAATTATGGATTATCTTTTCGGAACAATTGCCTTTGAAGGCGAAAATCTTTATTTAGTTAATAACAAAAAGTTTGAGTTGCTGTCAGAATTGCAACTGTCCGAGCGCTACAAATTGGCAAAAACTGGACGCTTCAAAGTATCTGAGGTCATGAAAACATTGAAATTTATTCATTCAAAACTTAGGTTAGAATCAGTCAAGGCAATACAAACAGCAGTTATTGCTTGTAATGATTTTCAAATTGATTTGAAAAATAAGGAAATCAAAATAGATACTCCACCGAATCCGAAAGAGAGCTATTTCAAAGTTTTTGATGTTAATTATAAAGAGTGTTTGGAGCTTTTACCTCTTGTCATGTCATTCTATGATGAAACAATGGATCATAAGGACAGTTTACATAATGCGACCTTACAAGTGATTTATACAATGCTTGTTGCTTGTCGACTAGATACAAAACGTCACTTCTTTGTCAGCAAGTCCGCAGAACGTACAGGGAAAAGTTTTAGGCAGGATATTATTTCTAAGCTTTTTGAAAGTAAAGGTGTTGAATTAAATAATCTAGTAGGTCCAGTCTCTGATATTCATTGGGCAGCGCTTGACGGTGGTGAAATGCTTACTGTACCTGAGAGTGATAGTTTAGCGGGAATGGATAGAATACTAAAAATATTAGCCACGAACCCGTCACATAAAGCACGGCCACAGGGAGGAAATCCTATTGATATTAATTTGAGTGGTGTGCTTTCAATTGATACAAATGAAAAAATAAGTTTCTCTAGTAAGTTATCTAGCCGAGCGGTCAATATTGCTTTCCATGACAGACCTGAGGGAGAAAAAGACAAAGAACGAGAAACAGTGTTTGAGCCATATTGGAAAGCATTTATGACGCCAGACCCTAAAAGCAGTAATCTAGTGCCAACTGTGACATCAAGCATTGCCTTTCTTATTCATTCGTTTTTATATTGGCAATCAGAAAAGTTTAAAATTAATTTCCGTCGTGTTGAAATGAACAATTTTAGAAGCACAGGAGATTTTGGAGAGAGCCAAAGCTATTTATTGGAACATCAGCGGACTACTGGATTGAAATATACTTTGGTTAATCAGGAACTGTCAGAGATAATGAAAAATGAGTTCGGAAGAAATACCGATGATAAGTATCGTTCTATGGAAGAAATTGGAAGAAAGTATAAAGCTAAAAAATGGAGAAGCGATCAGGGCGAGATGAAGGTTTCCAAAGCTTGGGTTATTGAAGATGCCTTAAAAGCTCAAAAGGCAATTACAGCTTGGATTGAGAGCCTTTTAGGAGATGATTAATTAGGTAACCTAGTAACCTAAAGTTACCTAATGAAGTAACCACGATAAAACCATTAGTAACAAAGGTTTACAGACTAGGTAACCTAGTAACCTTTGTATAGGAGAAAATGTTTTTATTATTTACCGAGAGAATGCTTAGTAGTATGAAAATGAAATATACCAATTTGTTTTTGATATGTATGAATTGTTTTTAGTGTTCTATAGGGAGAGGTTACCTTGGTTACCTTGTTGCAAATAGCTTAACCACAACGTTTTTTTGTGGTTACTTATGAAGTAACCAGAGGTTATCTTAGGTTACTTTTAACCAAAAATGAACTAAATCCAGTCGAAAATCACAGAAAAAAACCATAAAATCTAAATTCAAAAATTTGTACCAATTTTAAAACAGGAGAAACTATGATTAAAAAGATCAGACTTGAAGGTATCAATGAGCGAGAGATTGAATCTCGTTATCAGTTAACAATAAGTTTACTTGATAATCGCCATATTGAATATAGAGGAGAAAAACTCTTAAGAACAATATGGTTGTCTTTAAATCCAGATAAGCAAGAACAAATCGAGCTATTCTTTGCTCATGGACACATTACAACTTATTTATGGAAAGGGATTGACCGCTTTGAACGGATGGAACATGTAAGTATTTTGCATGCCTTTCAATATTTTAACCAAAGATTAGAATGGTCACGCAAAAATTGGAAATAGGAGAAAAAACATGAATAACAGTTACCCCAAATTATGGTCAAGAATCATGACTCAAACAATCGCAGAGTTAAATAAAAAAAAGAATCTGACTCGACTAGACTTAAAACGTGGAGCATTGGCACTTGTAAAAGGCTTGAATGTCCGAAATAAGAAAATCAATGCGGAAAGTGAAGCAGATTATATCAAAGCGGTTTGGGATAATTTCCAGCTTTATGAAATGGCTTTGTCAGTCATTGGAATGCTTACGCCTAAAGAAGTCATTGAAACATTCCCAATTTACAAAAGATATGATGGCCATAAATACGAGACAAAAGATTACTTTAGTGTACAAAAATCTTTAGCAGCTTATGACTTGAATCTGCCCATCAATACAGTGGATGATAAAGCTTTTGAATTTCTTTGGGATTATGACAATGATGATTTAGTAGAGTTCACGGTAGACTTCATGGGAGCTATGAGTCATATTAATCGCCTTGAGAAAGGTAAAGATTTATTTTCTCAATTCTTAGAGGAAACGCAAGGGATAAAATCTCGTGTGATTGAAATTAACGGGATTGAAGTCATTACTTTTGATAATGATGAGGAATTAGATTAAATAAAAAGCCTCTCCAACAAGAAAGGAGTAAAAATGCGAGCAAGATCTCCAACAAAAGCAGTTGTTTTAATTAATTTATAGAAACAGCGATTAACTCAACAAGTATAAGGGATTACAGGGTTTAGCTGTATTTCCGATGATAAGATATATTTACTAATAGAAAATAAGGAATCAATACAATGAATCAAACACTAAATACACTCAATGAGCTGTGGATTGAAGCAGGCGAAAAAGTAGAAAATTATAATGATAAAATCAATCAAATGCTCAAAAATGAAAACTTTTCAGCTCAAACCTTAAGAGATTTAACCGCAAAGAGAGATCATGCACAAGCCCGTTGTGATGCACTTAGAAATCAAGTCGTCGAAGCACAAGCGACGCAAGTTGCTCATCTTCGCTCGAGCGGTCAACTTCCCTTAGGAAATGGAGAAAACCAAACGGATCAATCTTTTATTTCAGATTTCAAAGCCCTAATGAGAGGCGATTCTAAAATCACAAATCTAGTCACTTCCTCTAAAGATGAATCAGGCGAAGCGGCTGGCTTAACCATTCCCCAAGATCTCAGAACTTCCATTAATCTCTTGAAACGCCAATATGATGTGATGGAGCAATATGTCAATGTTGAAAATGTAACTACTGCATCAGGTTCTCGTGTTTATGAGAAATGGACAAATATTACCCCACTTACAAAATTAGATAGCGAAGATGAAACCATTGGGGCAAATGACGATCCCAATCTTAAGCTTGTTAAATATCAGATTGGGCGCTACGGAGGGATTACAACAGCGACCAACTCCTTACTTAAAGATAGTGCTGAAAATATTCTTGCTTGGTTGTCTTCTTGGATTGCTAAGAAAGTCGTTGTTTCTCGTAATTCTGAAATTATTGCACTCATGCAAGCAGCCCCTAAAAAACCAGCGCTCTCTACTTTTGATGATATTATCACTATGATTAATACTGCAGTCGATCCAGCGATTAAAGCAACTTCGATTTTAATTACCAACACGAGCGGACTTAATCAACTTTCTTTAGTTAAAGATGCACTAGGGAATTATTTGTTACAACCTGACCCCGTTCAACCTGATCGCTATTTAATCAAAGGAAAACGAGTGGTTGAAATCAGCGATCATTGGCTCCCAAGTGCTGGAGAAGCAAGCAGTCCGCTTTATCCGCTCTATTATGGCGACTTTAAACAAGCCATGACTTTATTTGACCGTGAAAACATGTCACTACTTCCAACCAATATTGGAGGGGGTGCCTTTGAAACGGATACGACTAAAATTCGTGTGATTGACCGCTTTGATGTTCAGCTTACGGATACAGAAGCTTTTGTGGCAGGTTCATTTACAGCGATCTCAGATCAAAAAGGAAATATCAATACTGCAGCTACACCTACAACTACCAACTAATCATAAGGAGAAATAATAATGGACATTCGTCATATTGAAGAAAAAACAAAAGAATTAAAAGCACAATCGCTTCCTCTGGTTCAGGCCGTTGAAAAAACACAAGCCTTAGTCAATGAGTTAAGCACAAAACTTGAGAATATGAAAGTAGATAAACAACAGCCAGATATTGATGCGACTCTTGCACAAATGGCTAAAGAACGAGATGCTCGTGTTTTACTTGATGAACTGACGGAACATCTTACCAAGCAAAAAGAAGCCCTTCATCAATTTTGGAATAATGAAGAAACCAATTATGCCATTAAAACTGAGGCCAATCGCTCACAAGAATACTTGAGTCCAACAGAATCTCAATTGATTGAGGGATTAATTGATAACTCTTTAAAACGAAAATTAAAAGCTTATGGTAAAGAAGTGGAAGAAGCTCGAAATAAAGCCATTGAGATTGTGAACTATTTGAAAGAAAACAATTATGATCAATCCGTTAGTAATGCTCTCCATCCGTTAGTTGAAGCCAAAAACTTTTATTATTTTAGAATGGCTCAGTTGATTAGTTCTACATTTCAACATGAATTGATGGAATATTTGCTTGAGGAGGGGCTGATTACAAACTATCCTGGCTATTATACCCCACGCCGATAAGTAGGGGAGGCACTTAAATAGAGCCTTTAATATGGTATAATAGAACTATCATAAGTCCCAGAGATGGGCAGTGGTATAATAGTACAGGAAAGTATCTCTAATTGTGGAGGTAATTTTTTGTTTAAGAGGGATGACATGATGAATGAAGTTAAATTCAATATTAGGCTTTATTTTACGGGCGGGATGAAACGCTTAACGGATAGGATAGACAGCACAGACAACCTCACACCACAGCGCATTGTATTGAATACAATGACAGAGCTGTTCGATTCATTGAGTGAGGATGAGATAGAGATGATCAGGCTTAGATACATGAAAGGCTTAACACTATCAGAAGTCGCAAGTCGTTACTCGATAAGTGAACGTACTGTTAGAAATCATACCAACCCAATCGTTAAGCAAGTGAAAGAGATTATCGCTAGAGCAACAGAAACAATGAATGGGATAGATAGAAAAGAGGAAATAGAATGCCAATGACTGGACGCTGTCGTGAGCCTAACTGCCACGCTATGGTTATTAGACCACTATACTATTGTACTAAGCACGCTGATAAAGAAGCAGCATATCAAGCAAGCAGAGAGCGATGGACTAATCGTAATGATGATACTAAAAGATATAAGGACTATAACAAACGTAAGCGTGAGTATAGCGAGATTAAAGTAGAACAGAATAAATTCTATCAAAGCAAGCAATGGAAGTCTATACGTGATGTAGTAAGACGTAGAGACAACTTCCTTTGTCAGTACTGTAAAGCGCATAATAGAGTAAGAACTGGTAAGATAGTTGACCACATCGTGCCTGTTGAGTTTGACTTGAATGGTAAGACCATCATGGATAACTTGGCTTTCTGTTGTAGCAAATGCCACACAAGGAAAACTAAGTGGGAACAAATTTATTATGGAACTGGTTACGGAAATAAAATTAAAAATGTAATCCCCATAAAAAATGTAAAAGATGTCCCTGATTTTCAAAAAATGAACGATAATTTTTAACAACCCTCCCCCCTATCTTTTCAAAGGGAAAGCACACACATAGGTGTCGTCTTGCGTGAAAACCCATTTTTGAAAATTTTTATATAGGGGGGTCAAAACACTAAAGCATTGATTTAATCACGTTTATAGGCAAAAAAAGGGAAAATCACTTCCCTTTCTTGCCTTTTTTTACGTCGTTTTAGCACTAATGATCATTGGTAGCGTGTCTCACAAAGCAATATAGCTGATTTCTCTCATTTTTAGGGGTCAATTATCCTCGATATCCTTATGGTTGAGACATTCTATCTCATAAAAAAGTTTTCTCTTTTTTGACAAATCTAGGAGCTGAGCGTTGTAAAAGTCGTTCGCCTCAAGGTTTACAATTGAAATTAGAGATGATACTTTTAGCGTATTCTTTACTGTTAAAATCAGCTAAATCACTGGAACCAGAGACTTTAAAATATTCTATCTGGTATCAAGTCATGGCTAAATAATCAACTAGCATTTCGGGTATAGTTAATAGCAAAGCAAAGTCATTACTATTTTGATATAATAATTGATAATGGGAGATTAACATGGCTACTTTTTACTTTTTTAAGATTAATTCAGATGAACTATTTTTAACTGCTAATAATGGGAAACTTGATTTAGACAAGTGTTATCAGCTAATGATAAAGAATGCTGCAACTAAGAAAATGGAGGATAACGCTGTTAATGGCGAAGGATTCATTCACCCGACAAAGACTAAAATAGGGTCTAAAAATGTAATAGTTTCTAATTGTGCTGTTCAAGGAAGTTTAGGGTACTATAATAAAGCATTTTTTGACGATCAAGAAGTTAATAGCATCAGAGTTCAACAAAAGTTTTATAGTCAAGCGAACGTTATCCTTACTGAAGATTATGAAGTGATAGTTTATTTTCAGTATTCCGAAGAAATTTCAGGAAAATCAAAAGTTACAGCACTTATAGAGGAACTGGGAATTGAACTTGATAAAATTAGATTTAATCATGAGAAGTTAAATCTAATAAAAGAAAATTATAAATGGAATGCTGCAAAATTAGAAAAGATTGATAAGACAGATGATAGTACCAAAACAGTTTCATATGAGATAGATCAGGCTGATGAACAATCTTCGAAAATTGATGAATTGTATACTAAATATGGCAAGCTTAGCCATATCTCATTTGATTTTCCTATAACTGATAGTAATATGATTATTATTAAACTGTATAAAGATAATCATGGCTTTGTACAAAATGCAGAATTAGATAATCTAGCTGTGAATGTTAATGATGTATTGCTTAAACTTTTTGATGATTTTGAAGGATTATAATTAATTGATATCAGTGGAGAGGAGGAATTGTCATGAATTTTATTACATATGCGGTTAATAAACCACAAAATTTTAAAAAATTGAAGAGTGTAAAACAGAGTTTTTTTGGAAGGGGAACTGACGCCAGTGTGTTTCTATATAACGAGAAACCAAACGGTCTAGTTCACTTGATTTTAAAACTTAATGATGAGTACCTTATTCGAACAAAATTATTTAGTGAGTATACTTCAATACCATTTGACCACTATATAAACGTATTTTTTAACCTATCAAGCTCAACACTTTTCGTAGAAGAAAGTTTAGGTGCTTACTTGGATGTGGCAATCGAATATCTACAAAGAGCGGCTAAGATACAAGTTGAAAGAAAGAAGATTGCCTTAGATACTTTCATAAAACTTTCAGAGAAATATTCCGGGAATTGTGATATTATTAGATTGGAATATTTGAGCAAAGAATCAGATGAAGAGGTTACTTTAGAATATACTTCAATGTTAAAATTCGAAAAGTTAAAAAATGATTTCGAACAGATAGATTTTATGATCTGGCGTTTTAATGAATTTTATGCTTCCATTAATATGACTGGAAAAGTTAAAGTAGATAACTCACAAGATGAATTTCTAGTTAAGTTTTTAGGTGAACTATCAAATGAAATTTAATATTTTAATAAAAAAGTTTTTTAAAAGTATAAACTTAAACCTTACATTTAATTTCATCGAATTTGCTATATTTTTAGTTGGATTATGGTTAGGGGCGACTCAAAATCTAATTTATATATTAGTTGGTATTCTTGTGGCTGCACTAATATATATAATTAAGATTCTTATGGAAATAAAAAATGATAATGATAATGAAATCAATATATTAAAAGATAAAATAAGTAGCATTATTATAACTAAAAATCATTCCTCTGTTCTATATGCCCCATATATTGAAGATAAAGAAGGGTATTATGAAATTGATCTTACGGTATCAATGTTGGATGAAAATATAACATCGCCTCTTCAGTTAAGGATTGATTATACGGGAGAGAACTTTAGACAAGCTCCAATAATTAAAGATTTTGTTGATGATACAAACGATCATTTGATGCGGTATGAAGATCAAAAAAAATGTGTACAAACAATTAAAGCAGATTGCTCAAATGGCAGTAAATTTTTGAAATTTAAGTTTAAGACAAAAATTGAAAATATAAGTCGTCTAACTTTTTCATTAGTTGATAATACTGGGAAGCATATTTCGGATTTAGATATCGGAAGTCCTGAGTTTTAG